GCAACAGACGACTTGTTGACCGAGTCGGGCGAGGACATCTTGGTATCGGTAGCAACTACCCAAGGCGCCAATCCCCAAGCTATGCTGCGCTGGTCGGACGATGGCGGGCACACCTGGTCGAACGAGCACTGGCGCTCAATGGGCGCCATTGGCCAGTACGGTTACCGCACCATCTGGCGCCGCCTCGGCATGACCGAGAAGCTCCGCGACCGGGTCTACGAGGTGTCGGGCACTGACCCGGTGAAGATCGCCATCATGGGCGCTGAACTGTTCATCACCCCGACCAATGCTTAATCTTACCCAAGTCCCTGCGCCGCGTGTGCCTCTCGTTGACGGCAGAACGGGCCTAGTGTCGACGGAGTGGTTTCGGTTCTTCAATGGGCTGTACTCGATTGTCGGGGAAAACCAGAACACCATTCAGCCGGCCAATGGCGGCACGGGCGTGTCGGCCATACCAACTAATGGTCAACTGCTCATTGGCAACGCTGTCGGGTACACGCTCAACACGCTGACGCCAGGCGCTGGCATCGGGGTGACCAATGCCGCTGGCAGCATCACCCTTGCCAACACCGGCGTCTTGTCTTGGTCTGGCGGCATCACCGGCTTGACGCCGGCCACGCCAACCACCGGCAACGTCACGCTCTCTGGTCTGCTCAACGTCGCAAGCGGCGGCACAGGACAGAGCACCTACACCAACGGTCAACTACTGATCGGCAACACCACCGGCAACACGCTTGGCAAGGCAACGCTGACAGCGGGCAGCGGGATTGCAATCACCAACGGCGCTGCTTCGGTTACCATCGCATCAGACAAAGCCTACGGTTCGTTTTACGACACCACGACCCAATCTGCCGCCGCCCTTACGATTAAAGCAATCACGTTTAACTCAACGGATTTATCTTATGACGTATCTATTGGGACGCCAACATCCAGAATTGTTGTAACCCGTGCAGGCATCTACAACATCCAATTTAGCGCAGAAATATCAAACCCTTCTGCTGCAATTGACGATGTAACTATTTGGATTCGGCAGAATGGGGTCAATATACCAAATTCTGCTGGTATTGTTGGATCACCACCAAAGCACGGCGCGATCAATGGGCATACCATCATTGGGTGGAACTACATTCTGCAAGCCGCCGCCAACGATTATTTTGAGTTGTATTGGATTACCGACAACGGTACAACTCAGATTTTGACTTATCCGGCATCCGCAACACCCCCAATACATCCGCAAGCCCCGTCGATGATTCTGACCGTACAACAGGTATAACATGAGCGCAACCCTCACGCCCAGCCCGATCATGCAGTTCTTCACCGCTGGCGGCGTTCCGTTGGTTGGTGGGAAGCTCTACACCTACGCGGCGGGCACCGCTACGCTGCTGGCAACCTATACCGATGCGACAGGCACCCAGTTCAACTCTAACCCGGTCATCCTTGATAGCCGGGGTGAAGCGGCAGTGTGGCTGGGCGCAGATGCGTACAAGTTCAAGCTAACCGACTCTACCGACGTAGAGATTTGGACCGCCGATAGCATCGAGGGTTTGGTCGGCGGCGCCGATCTTGCCGCCAGCACCGGCTCATCGTTGGTCGGCTACATAGCCGCCGGCAACGGCGCAGTAGCAACTACCGTCCAAGCCAAACTGCGCGAGAGTGTGAGCGTGCAGGACTTTGGGGCTGACCCGACTGGTGCAATGGATGCCACCACCGCCATCAATGCGGCGCTTGCTGCGTCCAAGTGCGTCAGCTTCGGCGATGCTGGTGACACCTACACCATTAGCGGGGCGCTGACCGTCCAGACCGGCAGCACGCTGATCTTCAACGGCGCCACGGTCACGCAGACCGTCAACCAGACGCCGATGTTCGATGTGCGCAGCACCACCGGCGTGACGATCTCAGGCGGCAACTTCGTTGGCAAGGCCGAGTCGCCGTTCACCAACACAGCGTCCTCGCTTGCCATCTGCGTGCGCGGCGCGTCAGCCATCAACCTATCCGTCCGCAACAACACGTTCACCGGGTTCTGCTACTCGCCGTTGATGGTGGCGCTTGCGGGCACGAACATTGAGTTCATTGACAACTTCATCACCGGGCCTGGCGTTGCGGTGCTGGGCGCGCCTACCGCTGGCAACCGCAACTGCACTGGCGTCACGATCCTTGGCAATGGCGTCACCATCCGTGGCAACACGATCCAAGACACCAGCGAAGGGATCATTGTTGGCCAAGAGTCAACGGACGTTGTGATCGATGGCAACATCATCAAGAACACGTTGGTCGAGCACGGCATCTACTGCGACACCAGCATCCAGCGCCTGACCATCAGCAACAACGTCATCCACGACACCTGTGGCATCGGCATGAAGGTTCAGTGGTACAACGACCCCGTGCTGACGCAGTTGCCCACCGACATGACAATCATTGGCAACGTCATTGAGAACACCGGCACGGCAGCACCCTTCATCAGCGGCGATGGCATCTTGGTGTACAACTCGGCACCGGCGGACGTAGGGACGCTTTCTGGCGTCACCAATGCAGCCATTGCGGTGTTCACCACCGTAGCGGCGCACGGCCTTAGCTCCGGCGATGTCATCAGCATCAGCGGTGTGTCGGGCATGATCTCGGTCGATACGCAGACCATCTCAGGCATCACGAACGCCAACCCTGGCGTCTTCACCACCACCGCATCGCATGGCTTCCAGGTCGGCAACACGGTTGTAATCTCCGGCGTTGTCGGGACAACGGGCGTCAACGGCACCTTCCTCATCAACACGACGCCGGCGCTAAACACCTTCTCGATCTCGTTGGCCGGCGTCCCAGTAAACACCACAGCGTCGGGCGCATGGGTCAGCGGCGGCACGGCGGTGGTCAACTACGCAGTTGCCAACACGGTCAACGACACGTTCGTTGTCGCCACCACGCCGCTCGTAACAACCTTCACGGTCACCACCTACCAAGACGTTCAACTCAACACCTCGACTTGGACTCCTTACGCCAGCGGCGGCTCAATTACTAAGGCGATGTACGGCAATAACGTCACCATCACCGGCAACTCCATCCGCAACATTGACCAAGACGGCATCAGCCTGCGGTACGTCAAGAATGTGGTGGTCGCGGACAACGTGATCGACACCTGCGGACGCAACGGCCTGTACGGGTTGTACGTTGCCAACGTAGATTTCCTGAACAACAACGTCTCCAACGTCCAGTACAACGGCGTTGCGGTGTTTGCGCCGCTGAAGTCTTGCCGGGTCAGGAACAACACGCTGACCAGCCCAGGGCTGGCAGGCGTACCAACCAGTGGCGGCAACTCGGGCATCTTGCTCGACAGCAACGGCGGCATTGACTGCTCGTACAACACCGTTATCGGCGAGGCCACATCAACCAAGATGCTGTACGGCATCCAGTTGGCCTCGGGTGACAAGCGCCAGTTTGTGATGGACCGCAACATCATTTTGCGGGCATCAAGCGCAGGCATTGCGCTCTGGAACGACACGCCAAACAGCTATGCGCTGCGGTCTCTGCTCAACAACGATAGCAGTGCTTCTGTTGGGGGCGCAAACAGTTATGCGGGAATGCCTACAGCCATCCCAGGCCGAGGCTCCTCGCAGCGTGACTTCTTTGGTTCTGCCGCCCCAGTGACCGGCACTTGGATTCAAGGCGACAAGCTCTGGGTCGAATACCCCGCTGCTGGCGCTCCGATGGGCTGGACTTGCGTATCAAGCGGGACGCCAGGCACTTGGTATCCGTTCGGCGGGATGCAGACAACCAACGCCTACACGGTGACGGGCGCTGGGATACCTGACCGAGCACTGAACACCGCCGATGCAGTGGGCGCCGTTGCCACTGTACTTGGCACTTTGATCAACGACCTCAAAGCCTCTGGCGTTTTACAATAAGGAGCCTCATCATGGGCACGAAAATCTCTGACCTCCCCGTTGCATCAGCAGTAGCTGGCGCGAACCTGCTGCCTATTGTCCAGAGTGGGGTCACGAACAAGGCGACCGTCACGCAGCTATTCACTAGCCCCGCGCTGGTGACGCCTGACCTAGGGACGCCAACGACTCTTGTCGGCACGAACATTACCGGCACGGCGACTGCGTTCAACATTAACGGGACGGTCGGTGCTACCACAGCCGCTGCCGGATCGTTTACCCAGGTAACAGCAAGCAGCAAAATTCTGGTGGGCGTTACAAGCAGCGCGGGGGTTCAAGGGCTACAGGTGTATGGGTCGGCATCCACCGGCGCACAGAACATCGTGCAGCGGGGCTATTCCAACGACTCTACTGGCGCCAATCTTCTGTTGGTCAAAACTCGCGGCACCACTGCAACTTCTTTTGACTTGGTAGCAAATGATGACACGCTTGGGCAAGTGTTGTTCTACGGGTCCAACGGAACCACCGCTATCGGCACTGCTCTGGTGTACGGCAAGATTGGCCCATCTGCCGATTGGGGTGCCACCTCATCGACAAGCCTGCCAACGCTAATCGGGTTTAGCACAACAAACGCAGGCTCTACTAGCGCATCCACTCGGATGACGATAGACCCTGATGGTGTGGTCAACATCTACGCCAAAGCTAGGGTGAACCCACTTTCGGCGATTCCTGCTGGCGGCTCACAGTCGCAAGCGTTGAACTTCTCAAGCACCGCCAACTTCGGCATCTTCTATGGGTCTGGTGTTCCTACGGTGTCTGCTGCTCAGGGCTCGCTCTACTTGCGCTCGGACGGCAGTAGCACCAGCACTCGGATGTACGTCAACACCAACGGCTCAACCACTTGGACAGCGGTCACCACCGCCGCATAAGCCATGAAGACTCCAGCCTGGCAGCGCAAGGAAGGCAAGAACCCCGAGGGCGGCTTGAACGCCAAGGGCCGCGCCTCGTACAACAAGGCCAACCCCGGCAAGCCTGGGTTGAAGCCGCCGCAGCCCGAGGGCGGCCCGCGCAAGGACTCGTTCTGCGCCCGGATGGGCGGCGTGCCGGGTCCGATGAAGGACGCCAAGGGCGAACCTACCCGCAAGGCGCTGGCGCTGAAGAAGTGGAAATGCTGACATGAAGGTGACCTACGGTCCAGAGTTCTTTGCCATTGCGAAGAACACTCCGTCGAAAGTCAAGTTTCGACAGAACATTCTGACCGTACAGGAAGGGATGCAGAAGATGATCGCTGACGGCGACATGCCGGATCGGTTGCCTGACTGCACCCTGACGCACACCTTCTCGCCCATGCACGAAGAGTACGGGTGCCGGACCTACGCCAGACAGATGTTCATCCCGCAAGGGACGCTGATTATCGGGAAGATTCACCGGCACCAGCACCTGAACTTCATCATGCAGGGTAAGGTGTCGGTCAGCACTGAGTTTGGCAAAAAGTACTTTGAAGCGCCTTGCACCTTTGTCTCTGAAGAAGGGCTGAAGCGAGCGGTGTACGCGGAAGAAGACACGATCTGGGTGACGGTGCATATGACCAAGCACTCGGAGCTAGGCGCGATAGAATCAGAACTCATCTCGCCAACATACGATGAGATGGGCCTTCTGGGCGACATAACGGAAAAGGTGGCAGCATGACTTTCGGCATCACTGCTGGACAAGCATTTATAGGCGGCAGCGCCCTCTTGGGCGGTCTGATCTCAAGCAGCGGTGCTCAGAGCGCCGCAGGCACTCAGGCCGCTGCTGCTGATCGTTCTGCTGCTCTCCAGAAGGAGATGTTTGACGAACAGAAGCGTCTCTCAGAACCGTATCGCCAGGCTGGCTTGACTGGCCAGAATCGGTTGATGGAACTGCTGGGGCTAGGCGGTAACACTGGTGCAGCGGGGTACGGTCAGTACGCTCGCGACTTCGGTATGCAAGACTTCCAGCAAGACCCCGGCTATCAATTTAGGCTAGGCGAGGGTCTCAAAGCGATGAGCCGCCAGGCCGGCGCTAGGGGTGGACTGATCTCTGGCCAGACCATGAAGGGCCTAGAGGACTACCGGCAGGCATCGGCATCGCAAGAGTACGGCAACGCCTTCAACCGCTACCAGACCAATCGCGCCAACCAACTTCAGCCGCTTGGCAGTTTGATGTCGTCTGGTCAGGCAGCAGCAGCGGGGCAAGCCGCTCAAGCAGGCCAGTACGGCACCAACGTGGGCAACCTGATGGGCCAGGCAGGTCAGGCCATGGCAGCGGGGCAGATGGGTTCAGCCAACACAATGGGCAACGCGCTGGCTTCGATGGGCAGCATGTACCAGCAGCAGCAACAGCAAAACCAGAACCAGGCCAACTTCAACACGTTGTTTGGTAACCGGGGCGGCGGTGTATCGTACATGAACGATCCGTCATCCTCCTTCGCTTACTACCCAGGTGGAGTTGTCTAATGGCTGATCTGAACGCTCTCATCGCCCAAGGCGCCCAGTTCCGCGTCCCGCCACCGGTGGACCCGATGGGGAACATGCCGCAACTGATGCAGATGCGCGCTGCGCAGAACCAAAATGCGCTGGCGCAGTACCAACTTTCATCTGCTAAACGCGAAGACGCATCTACGAACGCGCTCAACACGGCGTATCAGAACGCCTATGACCCTGCCACGGGCAAGATAGACTCTGCTCGATTGCTTCAAAGTTTAGCGTCAAGCGGCGCAGGTTCAAAAATCCCCGGCGTTCAAAAATCACTGACGGACGCTGAAATTGCACAGTTGCAGCGACAAGAGTTGCAAGGCAAAGTAAATCTTCAACCCATCACTAAGTCTGCGGCTGAAGTTAAATTGCTTGACGACAGGTTGAAACAATCTCGTGGTTTTTTAGACACTCTTGATGCTACGGCGCCCGATGCGGGCGCCCGGTACTTGGCTTGGCATGAGGCTAACCACGCCGATCCTATTATTGGGCCGGCGCTCACTGCGCGAGGTGCTAACGCTAATCAATCAAGGGCGGCTATTGAACAAGCTATTGCCAAAGGCCCGCAAGCACTTGCAGACCTAATCAACCAGTCCAAGTTAGGTGCGGAAAAGTTCATGGAAATGAACAAGCCTACGGTTACGTCTCAGAATCTTGGTGGCCAACTGCGGATGGTGTCTACGCCTGGCCTTGGGGGCGCCGCTACTGAGGTGCCTGGGTCCAGAGTCGACACAACATTGACGCCGGGGCAAATTGCCGCCAACAAAATTTCCGAACAGCAATTGAAGGTGTCGCAAGGACAACTTACGTTGGCTCAAACAGGTCAAAACCTTACCGATGCCCGTGAGCAACGAAAAATTGCCATCATGGAGGAAAATCAACGGCGCGAAAATGACCCCGCGTTCCAACGACAAAAGGCCGAAGCTGCGGCTACGGGTCAAGCCATCGCTAAAGATAAAGCGTTGGCCCAGCAATTGTTGCCAAAAGTGCTTGAGACTGCCCAGCAAACGCTTGGCCAAATTGACAGCTTGATTGGAAAACGAGATCGCGAAGGCAATTTGGTTAAAGGTCAAGCGCCGCACCCCGGATTTTCTAACGTGGTGGGCGCTACTTTGCTGCCTGGTTTGCGGTTTGTTCCGGGAACTGACGCGGCTGACTTTCAATCAAAATTTGATCAGATCAAAGGCGGGGCGTTCCTGCAAGCGTTTGAAACGCTTAAAGGTGGCGGTTCTATTACCAACCTTGAGGGTGAAAAAGGAACTTCCGCTCTTAACCGCATGAGTCTGGCGCAAAGCGAAAAAGAGTTTGTAAGCGCCGCACGCGAGTTCCAAGGCATAATTCGCAAAGGGGTAGAGCGCGCCAAAGTGCGCGTCGGCGGCGGAGCAGCGCCTCCAACTGCAAGTAGTTCCCCCGCCATTGATGCGCTTCTTGAGAAGTACAAATAATCATGGCCACCCTTGAGCAACTCAGCGCAGCGTTGGTCAAAGCCGATGCTGCCGGCAACTCTGCCGATGCCAAGGCTTTTGCCGATGCCATTCGACAGATGCGTGGCCCCGCAATGGGCGAAATTCCAACTGTTGACGCGCCGCAAGCGCCGGCAAAAGAGCCTGGCATCTACGAGCAGTACGTGCGGCCTTTCCTTGAGCCTGCGATTACGACAGCGGGCGCTGTCGGTGGCGGCTTGCTAGGTGCTACCGCAGGTACGTTTGGCGCCGGTCCAGTCGGCACCGCAGCCGGCGGTGTTGCTGGTGCTAGCCTTGGCTATGGCCTTGGCAAAGAGGGTATGCAGCTACTCGACGTAGCAATGGGCGCCAGACAACCCCGTCAAGGCGCAGCGCAAGTAGTTGAGCCGGTGCAAAACCTGCTGGAAGGCGCTGCTTTTGAGGCTGGCGGGCGCGCACTTGGGCCTGCGATTGGCGCAGTAGCAGGCAAGATTGCTGACATTCGACGACTACCAACGCAGAAAGCGGCTGAGATTGCCCGTAACGCGCTTGGTCCTGATCTGCCTGAAGCACTCAACCTGCTCAAGGCAAGCCAGAGTGGTGGCAGCGCGGCGCAAGCAACTGCGGATATCAACAGTCCCACCTGGCAAGCATTGCTAACCCGCGTATCAAAGCGCGATCCTCGGTTTACGGAAGCGTTGGCTGCATCGCAAGGCGAAGTGTCGTTGAACGCGCTTGCGCGATTGGCCGGCGGCAGCACAGCGGCTGACGTTAGAGGGACCACCACGGCGGCAAAGAACGCGCTCAATGCGATAACAACACCGCAACGCGAACTGGCGCTCAATCGGGCAAACCTTGGCAAGGCCGTAGCCGAGTATGAAGCACAAGCGGGTAAATTGAGCGCAGACGCAGCGGCCAAAGTGCAAGAAGTGCGGCGCTTGATTGATTTAGGCGATCACGCGGCTGCGGCGGCGCGGTTAGAGACAATCAAAATGGGTTTGCCCCCAAGTTCCCGCCTTGCGCCAGCTAAGTCTCAAGCAGGTTTTTCAGATGAGTTTGCGGCAAAATTTACTTACCCTGGTAAGTTGGCGCAGATGTCAGACGAATGGGCTACGGGCGCAGCTAACGCATCGTTGGACTTGGGCCAAGGTGCTCGGTTTGCGCAGGGCGCGGCAGACGCGCTGCGGTCGGTTGGCATCAAACCGCTCAAAGGCGATGAAGTCATTCGCAGCATCCAGGGTGTTGCCAACAACCCTGAGTTTGCAGGCAACGATCTGATAACCGGTGCAATTGGCAACTTGACCAAAGACATTGCGCAATGGACACGCGGCGGCGGCGTGATCGACGCCAAAGCGTTGGACGCCATCCGCAAGAACTCCGTCAACGCCGCAATCCAGCAACTTCGACCAGGCGTAGACGCCACCACGCAGCGCAATCTTGCCGCCAGTGTGATGTCAGAAATTCGCCCTGCGCTAATCGACGCTATTGAAGCGGCAGGCGGCACCGGATACCGTCAGTACTTGGCCGACTACACCAAGGGGATGCAGCGGATTGCCGAGAAGAAGCTGTCTGGCGCGGCCCTAGACTTGTGGAAAACAAACAAAGACGAGTTTGTTCGACTGGTTCAGAACGAATCGCCAGAGGCAGTAGAGAAAATTCTTGGTCCCGGACGGTACAACGTTGCCAGCGAACTAGCAGACAGCACGATGTCTGTGCTGCGGGAACAAGCGGCTAAACACCTCAAAGAACTGAAGATAAAAGGGCAGGCCGAAGCGGGGCAAGACGCACTCAAACAACTGCTGCTTGATAGCACATCTAAGATACGTTTGCCGTCGTATGTCAGCGCCGTGGTCGCAAGCACGAACAAAGCCCTGAACATCTTAGAAAACAAGATTGGCGCTAAGACAATGGCGGCGCTGACAGAAGCGTCACAGACCGCAGGGGGCGCCGTCAAGTTGTTGGAAACTTTGCCCGCCAATGAACGCAACAGGGTGCTGAAGTTGATCTCGACGCCTTCTCAATGGACTGCTGCTGAACGTGCGGTAGCGGGCACGGCAACTGTCGGCGGCGTCAACTCTCTAGCGCCTGACCGCTTCAACGAAAACGCATTGGCTGAATGATGCCCTCGCTCCCGCAAGATAAGGCGAACCACTTCTTCTATGGCAGCTTGATCTTCCTAGCCGCCCTGGCCATCCTGCGCCGCCCTGACGCCGCCTATGGCCTCGTGGTGCTGGCCGCAGTGGGTAAGGAGGTGCTGGACTGGCTCTCCAACCAACGTGCTATCAGAGCAGGCTTGACCCCTACGCACGGAGTAGAATGGTTCGATGCCCTGGCAACCTGCGCCGGCGGGGCGGCGCCTCTACTTGCAAGGATGATCTGATGGATTACCAGTCCCTGTTCAACACCGGCATTGGCATCGCTTGCGCAGTCACCGGTTGGTTTGCCAGGGAGTTGTGGACTTCCGTCAAGCTGCTCCAGTCCGACCTGACCCGCCTATCGGTCGAGCTACCCAAGACCTATGTGACGCGGGACGATTACAGGTCAGACCTCAAAGAGATCCGCGACCTGCTGGGGCGCATCTTTGACAAGCTTGACGGCAAGGTAGACCGCTCATAGCAGCGCCGAGATACCCACAGTCACCATCTCGCTTTTGAGCTTCGACGGGTTGGTCTTCGCCATCACCCGCAGCGCCACCGCCGCGAACGTCTCGATTCCGGCCCAGGCGTCCTCTAGGTGCGGATCATTGAGCGCCAGGATGTGCGCTCTGATCGTCAGAACGTCAGCCATGTAGGCGTCCCGGATGGCGTCTATCGCCGCTTTAGTTGGTCGCATGAAAACTCCGCTAGTTGCCATACTGAATTCGGTGCGTTGATCCTAAACGGTTTGGCTACCCGCCTTGGCGCCAGTTCCGATGCGGCCTGGCGGGCAGCGATCCTCGCTGTTTTTCGGTCCCTGCACGCCTTGTGTTGCAACTTGCGCTTGGTCCAGCGCCCAGCGTCTAGCTCTGCTGCTCGCTCAGGTGACGCCCATCGAGCAGTGACGCCGCTACCGGCCACGCCCAGCAGGCGAGCCTTGCGGGCAAAGCACAGAATCTTGCGGGTTTTGTCCAGCGAGATCGCCATGCGCAGATGCATGTCTACCGTGCTCACGCCGTTTGGGTACTCGCGCACTAGGTTGGATGCTAAGTGCATCAGCAACTCGGTGTCAGGATGCATCATCTCGTACTCGCAGTGTTCCGCCTTCGTGCATCGCCAGTAGCAACTGCGCAATGACGATCTCTTGGCGTTTGACTTCGCGCTTGAGGCGTTCGTTCTCCGCTAGGGCATCACCTAGCAAGAAGTCTAGCTTTCTTTCGGTCTCAGTCATTTTTTTCCTTTAGCTTTGCTTCTGCTGCTCTAATAAACTCCACAACCTCACTCTTGAACGCAATCACGAATCTTGTGAGTTTATTTACATCAGCCTTCGTCAACCCCTGCCACTCAAGCTTCGTATAAAGCGGCAAAGCTCGCTGGCCTTGCTGGATGTCGGTTGGGTTATCGGTTACATACACAGATTTACCGTCTTCTGTGTAAACCATCCATGCTACGGGCTCAACCACCGGGTTCAATCCAAAACAACTCTCCAATCTGCTCTGCCGTGTACGTGCCAAAATCGTTACTGCCCCACTTAACCAGCGTTTTGCCGGTGGTGGATGTGGCCTCTACAGTGCACAGTTCGTCGGTTTCAATGCATCTTAAGATGTCGCCTCGGTGCAAAGCCAACTCTTTTGAACAGGCATAACAAAGCATTGCTCGTTTACACGTTTCCCCGCAGCCCCCAACCTGCGCCAGGTCAACACGCCCAGCCTGCCATGCATCCCACTCACCACTGGTGGCGCTCTTGTGCAGATACGCAGAGTTGCCCCAATGTCTATCGGCCCACGCTTCAAACGCGGTGCGCTCGGTCATGGCTCAACTCCAAAGTGGTTATAGATCAGCAACTTGACGTTGCCGGAGTAATTGGTGCTCAACTCGGCGCACTCTTTCACAACCAACTCGGCAAACCGCTGCACGTTGATGTAGTCGGCGCAACACTCCTCACGCCCACGGTGGTCAACGGTAATGTCGAAGCAGCCGTCCATTAGTTTTCTAATTCTTTCGTTCATGGCTCAACTCCAAAATGTTGTCTAATGGTCATAGCGTCAATTGCTCGCACTTGATCACAACATTCAGCAATAATCAACTTGGCGAGCTTCTGCGAGTACAACTGTTCCCGTGTGTATCCAGTTTCTTTCTTGTCGTACTCTTTATAGCTCCACTCATTCGCTTGCTCAATGAGTTCATTGACCATTCTGTTGTTCATGGCTCAACCCTCTGCTTAATGCCCAACATCTCTCGATGCAGGTTCTCCAACATCACCCGGTAGGGTGACTGGGGCAGGCAGTCCGTTGCCAGCTTGCATCGGTCTGCAAATGCATCAGTGCGTACGGCTTCGCGTACAACGGTCCGCACTTTCGCAAGCATGTCGTCAGGGTGAAGGCTAGTTGGCCAACGCCACCCCATCAGTTCCGCAATGCGTTCATCGGTCACGATGCGGCGCCCTTAATTTTTTCCATCGAACGCAGGCCACTGAGCCCGAGCATCCCCAGCATCAATTCCCAAAGATGGTCATCAATGCCAGGCAGCGCAGGCAGCGGGTGGTCGAGCACTATTCCGGTCCACTGGACCAGCGGTCTGGCGATGTATTGACACGCCAAGGCCGACGCGCAGACCCAGCCAATCGCTGGACGCCAGCCGCTGGTAAACGCGCTCGGGCTCGATGCCTCGGCGCGGTTGACGTCCAGCTGGCCCTGGACAATGGCGACCTGAGCAGCAAGCTGCGCCGCCTCGGCCTGCGACTTGTCTGGCCAGATGCGGGTGATGACGGTTTGCGCCAACTCGACGCCTGCGGTTAGAGGGTCCATTCGCCTGTCTCCATTTGTTGCGCCATTCTGTACGCCCGCTTAGGCGTCTGCATGGCCCAGCGGCTCTTGACCATCTCTTCTGCCGCTTCAACGTATTGCCCATCTTCAATGCTGCCCAGCATCCGCTTGAACTGAAGCAAACCCTTCATACCCATCTGAAAGGCCATGCCGATCAGCACGGCCTGGCGCGGCTCGGACAGTCTAGGCATCCACGGCAGCGCCAGCAATACCTCGCGGGTCTTGGTCTTGATGTCGTTCTCAAGCAGGAAGTCAATCTCCTCGTTGGACAGGCCACCGCCCTTGCGCGAGTCAATCAAGCGGCCAACTCCGATGGTCCAGTACCCAAGGCTGTCTTGGTAGGCGCAGGGCTCGGCGCCCTCTTCGCGTAGCAGTTGGCTCTTCAAGTCCATAACGTCACCCCGTAAGCCAGCGCCAGTACCCAGACACTGAAGGCAACGGCTCGGTTGAACCACGACCATCGGTTTCGGTAGTGGGTAATGGCGTAACCGTCGCCGCCGAAGGCTTCGTCGAGCGATCTACAGAAACGGCGAGTTGTTCCGTTGTGCTGAACCGGTGGTTGTTGTAACACTGGTATCTCCTTCTGGTTGAATTGTCGGGCGCGGCCCGAGTTGAAAGCACGCCGGCTGGCGCGTTACAGCGGGGGCACTGCATACAACGGCACCGCATCGCATCCGAGGTCTACCCAGTACTGCATCTCTTCGCGGCGCCGAGTGAGCAAGATGCAAACATTGCTCTCAAGGATCATCCAACCGATGTGCGTCACGCTAGCCACGCAATCAGCGCCACCAGGGCGACGATCCAGACCGCGCAGAACAGGCTCTGGCGGGCCGCAGCCTTACAGAAGTACTCTTCTCTGTCTTTCATGTCTTGCTCCTCTCTGGCCAGCTGTCTGGCCTTGGATACCACTTGACGTCATCGGTTGATTCCCTGGCGCTGTACCGCGCTATCCAGTACTCGTTGTCGCTGTCCAGGCAAGTCCAGGACCAGTACTTGCCGTTCCACCAGCGAACCTTGTGCTCGCCGGTGGGCCACCATCCGATGCTTGGTGGCTTCCTCATGCCGCCATCGCCCCGCGCAAGATCAGGATGCGCTCGCGCTCAAGGCGCAGGACGCAGTACCGCTGGTGCAGGCGCAGCAGGATGGTGATGCGGTTGGCCCCGGCCTGCTCCTCTTGCAGCAGCTTCAGCACTTCCTCTTCAGACAGTTTCGTCAGCACCTCGTGCATGCTTCTCCAAGTCAGCTTCATTTCAACTCCTCTATGGCTATGTCAGAAATCGTTCGCTTGTCGCGCAGTGCGCGCCAAATCTTCTCATCGACCGTCTTGTCGGTGATCATCAGGTAGACCCAAACCGGATGCGCCTGACCGCTGCGGTGCAGTCGGCCTATGGTCTGCTCGTACAACTCCAGCGACCAGGGCAGCGACAGGAACACCACCTTGCAGCCGCCGTACTGTAGGTTCAGCCCGTGGCCAGCGCTCTTGGGGTGAACCAGTAGTAGTTCGACCAGACCCGCGTTCCACCGCTCGATGACGTTGTCGTCGTCCAGCGTCTGCGCGTGCGGGTAGCGCCGTTTCAGTTCAGCCAGTTCGGCCTTGAAGTTGTACGCGATCAGCGTGTTGGCGCGTTGATTCTCGGCCAGCAGATCGTCCAGCGCGTCGAACTTGTGGGGTGACATCCACTGCGGCGCGCCATCGGCGTAGACGAACCCTGAGGCCATCTGCTGGAGCTTGCCCGTCACCACGCCAGCATTGACCGCGATGGCGCGGGCGTCGGGGAACTCCAGCACCATGTCCTTCTTCATCTGCTTGTACTTGGCCAAGTCCATCGAGCAGCGCACCTCAACCACGTTCAAGTCTGGCAGCGTGTAGGACTCCAACAGGAACGTGGACGGCTTGATGCGCTCCATCACCTGCGCCAACGCTCCAGCGCGTGGCGCCCACTGGTTGAACTCCTTGTTGACCAGCATGAAGTACTGCTGCTGGAAGACGCCTTTGAGCCGCCCCAGCAGCGCCGGGTCGATGATCTTGCACTGGCCAAAGACATCCTCCAGACCGTTGCTGGTGAAGCTGCCGGTCAGGCCCCAGCGGATGTTGACCTCGCGCAAGAACTTTTCCAACAGCTTGAACCGTTGGCCGCTTGGGTTCTTCAGCCTGGTCAACTCATCGAACACCACGCCGTCGAAGCCGCCCGAGGGCAGGTTCTCGTAGTTGGTCACCACCACCTGCACGTCGGCCCGCAGCGCAGCGGCGCGCTGCTTGGCCGTGCCCACGGCGATGGCCATCGTGATCTCTGGCGCCCACTTCGCCTTCTCTTCCAACCAGACATGTTCAGCCACGCGCTTAGGCGCCAGCACAAGGAACCGACTGGCGTGGCCATCGCGCAGCATCTCGCGCATGGCGGTCAGCGTGATAGCTGTCTTGCCCGCGCCGACCGGCGCAAGGATCATTGCGCGGTCATGCTCGTACAGGAAGTCAGCCGCAATGGATTGATACGAACGTAGCAACATCTTCTTTATTCCAAAGTACTGTGTAGTTTTGGCCTAGCGCGGCCATGTCGGACGAAAAGACCTGCTGCAACGCCGACAGACGCCCGCCCTTGACCTTAAGCTCAACAAACCAGACGCGCCCGCCAGGTAGCACGACCAGGCGGTCGGCAACGCCTGCGCGGCCTGGCGAGACGAACTTGTACGCCTTGCCGCCGGCCTTCTCGACCAACTTGACCAGGTGGCGTTCAACGTCAGCTTCCTTCAACTTCGGGCTCTGACGGGTTGAGACGCGCAACGCGGTCGGGCAGCGGGTGGTACAGCAAGATGTGGTCGCCAGAACCATAGGCCGCAAGAGTCCAATGGCTGTTCAACGCAAAGTACTGCTGGATGTAGTCCTCGGTCGAGCCAAAAATTTTTGGAAAGCTGCGCTTGTGGGCTTTGATCTTGGTCGACTTGAGCGGCTTGAGGCCGGCAAAGAGATCGCGCATTGACTGCGCGTGGGCCTCTGTTACAGTGGCTGTCCCTCGCGGGGCGGTCTTGAAAGTGATCATGTCTGCTCCTTGTGAGGCACAACTGTAACACAGTAAAAAAGTTCTTGACAAGTCTTTTTTGGCCCGCTACAGTTCAGGTTCCATCAACCAAGGAGTACAGTAAAGTGAAGATCACCCTAGACGACGCAGACATCAAAGACATCTTGACCTCGCACATCAAGAGGCGCTACGGCTCTCAATTCGAACTGGAGGAGTTGAGAGGCTACAGCTACACCACGACAGCGGTGTTTGCCGAGGTTCAGGAAGAAGAAGAGGCGCAAGATGACGACGCACTCTAAGATCGTCGGCGGCTCGACCGCCAGCCGGGTCATCAACTGCCCTGGTTCCGTCGCCCTGACGGCCAAGATGCCGCCCCAGGCTGAGAGCAAGTACGCCGCCGAGGGTACGCTGCTGCACGATGTCATCGCGGCCATCATCGACGGCAAGGTGCCCAAGCAGATCACCGAGGAACTGCACGACACCAAGATCATGCCGGCACTGGCGCTGCTGGATCAGGTCGATCCAGACAAGGACATGGAACTGGCCGTCGAGGTGCGCGTCGACTTCGGCGACTTCATCCCCGGCGTCTTCGGGTCGGTCGATGTGCTAGGCAAGATCGGCAAGCGCGCCATCATCCTCGACTGGAAGTTCGGCGATGGCGTGATCGTTGAAGCCCAAGAAAACATGCAGTTGATGTTCTACGCTGCGGCAGCGCGCCGGTCCCAGCCGTGGGCCTTTGAGGGTGTGACCGAGGTCGAGTTGGTCATCATCCAGCCGCCAATGATCAAGCGTTGGGTCACCACTCGCGCCCGGATATCGCGGTTCGAAGACCAACTCTTCGACGCGGTGCAGCAGGCCCTCCAACCCGACGCGGCGCTCAAGAGCGGTGAGCACTGCCGCTGGTGTACTGCCAAGCCAGTATGTCCTATCCTGACCGGCGCAGTTGACCGCGCCGTCAAGGTGCAGTTCGACGCGCTGGACAAGCAGCAGATCAGCATCTACTTGCAACAGGCTGACCTGCTCGACAGTTGGATCGCCGGCCTGCGCGAGTTGGCGCAGCGCGCACTAGACAATGGTCAGGTGATCCCCGGCTACAAGTTGGTCGCGAAACGCGGCACAAGAAAATGGTTGGACGAAGACAAGGCGCGGGTTGCCTTGGTCGAGGCCGGCCTGAAAGACCCCGACGTGACAACGCTGGTCTCGCCAGCAGTGGCCGAAAAGAAGCTCAAAAAGCTTCCCGACGGTCTCACTGTCAGCGTGTCGTCGGGTAACACAATGGCACCGGATTCTGACCCCCGGCCTGCCATCCTTCAGCTGGGTCAGCTTTTGAAAAAGGTACTGTAATGTCTAATCTCGTAGCGTTCAAATCAGCCGGCTTGCCGGCAGTCGCATCCCTTGCCCAATCGTTGCGCGCCATCGCGCCGCGTGAGGCACCTGGTGTGGCAATCCTCAAGATGGACCGCACCGGTCATTGGGTCTTTGGCAGCGATCAGGATGAGGCCGAGGCCGGCTCGACCTGGGCGGTCAATCCGTTTGCTTTCGTCCACGGCTGGATAGCTTGGGGCGATGGTGAAGTCCTTGGTGAAATGATGGCGTCGGTGTCCGAGCCGTTGCCGGAGCACGGGCCGGTGCCTGCTGGCGCCAAGAAGGGCTGGGAGCAGCAGGTCGGCATGAGCTTGAAGTGCCTGACCGGTGAGGACAAGGGGCTGGAAGTGCGTTATTCCAGCACCAGCGTCGGCGGTAAGCGCGGCGTCCAGACCATCGCGGTGGCCATCGCTGCGCAGGTCGAGGCCGACCCGAGCAAGCCAGTGCCGGTGATCGTGCTCAACAAGGAGTTCTACCAGCACAAGTCGTACGGCAAGATTTACACGCCGCTGTTTGATGTGCAGTCTTGGATCGGCATGGAAGGCGAAGAGGAGCCTACCGATACGCCTGCCGAGCCGACCCGCCGCCGCCGGGCATAAGAGGATCAGGGGGCTGTAATGCCCCCTACCTATACTAAAATATGGTAACGTATGGATAAATTAAATCGTGCAGCTTCCATAGCTTTGATAATAGAAAAACACTACACGCATAAAGTGCCTAGCGGAAAAAGTCATTACGTTAACTTTGAAGATTGTATAGTTGTGTGGTCTATACCCGCTAATAAAAATATTGCTAAGTTTTTACTGCCAAACGGGGGCACTGTTTGGGAGTTGTCAAGATTGTGGGCCCCGGACGGGCACAGGCCTAATTTATTGACGCAAGCAATAAGCTACTCAGTAAAAATAATAAAAAAACTTGAGAATCCAGATATGTTGGTGAGCTATGCAGACCCAAACGTGGGGCATTTAGGAGGGGTATACCGCGCCGCATCATGGATATATCATGGGCAGAGTAGTGAATGTCGAGTATACCGAGATGCATTCGGCCAAACAGTTTCGCGTCGGGCTTTTCATTCTGGTAAACGGTCGCTTAGAAAAGCAGAAATAGAATTGTTAGGTTATAAAGAAGAAAAATTACCTGGAAAACATAGGTTTGTAAAACCGCTATTAAAAACGGCGCACCGGCAATTGCAGTTAAAATTGAAACCTTTATGATTTGGGTTGACTTTGAGACGAAGAGCGCCTGCGACCTAAAAAGCGCAGGCGTCTACAACTATGCGCAGAGCCTCAGCACAGAGGTTCTGTGCATGGCATATGCGTACGATGACGGCGAGGTCCAGATGTGGACCGGCGGCCCATTGCCTGACTTCACAGGCCACCAGATACGCGCCCACAACGCCGCTTTCGAGCGGCTCATCTTTTGGTACGTCCTCCAGCAGGACTACCCGCTGGAGCAGTTCTACTGCACCGCCGCGCAGGCCCGCGCCAACTGCGCGCCTGGCAGTCTAGAAGACGCTGGCCGGTTCGCCGGCGCGTCCATGCGCAAGGACCATCGCGGTGGCCACCTAGTGCGCCAGTGCTGCATACCACCCTACAACACCGCGCTGCTCCCCGAATTGTTCGACTACTGCGCGCAGGATGTCCGCGCCATGCGCGCCATCAGTCAGGGCATGCGCGGTCTGTCCGACGATGAACTGCTCGACTACCATGTCAACGAGCGCATCAACGACCGTGGCGTGCTAGTCGATGTTGAGCTAGCACGTTCGGCCGTGCGCTACGCCAGCGCCGAGTTGATTGAGATACAGGACACTGTCGCCAAGGTGACGCAGGGCGCAGTGACATCTGTCCGTTCGCCCCGGATGCGCCAGTGGGTGCAAGACCGCGTCTCTCCTGAGCAGTTGGCGCTGATGACGGTCGAGGACAAGATCAGCATCGACAAGACCGTCCGCGCCAACCTGCTGGCTTGCGACGATCTCGACCCGGATGTCCGCGAGGTTGTCCAGTCCGCTGACGATCTCTGGGCGTCGTCCGTTGCCAAGTTCGCCCGCATGGCGGCGCTGGCTGATGAGGAGGACCATCGCGTGCGCGGTGCGTTTGTCTTCAACGGCGGCGCTGCCACTGGCCGCTTGTCCAGCTATGGCCTGCAAGTCCACAACTTCACGCGCAAGTGTGCCAAGGAGCCGCAGCAGGTGCGCGACTCGATGGTAGCAGACGCGCCCATCGTGCCGACTTACGGCAAGCGCGTTACCGATGTGCTCAAGAGCATGCTCCGGCCTGCGCTGATACCCGCACACGGCAAGCAGTTCGTCGTGGCCGACTGGTCGGGCATCGAGGCGCGGTGCAACCCATGGTTGTCGGGTATTGGCGACGAAGTGCTCAATGTGTTTCGCTCTGGCCAAGACATCTACGTTCGCGAGGCGTCGCTGATCTTCAAGACCGAGGATGTCACGCCTGACATGCGCCAGATAGGGAAAGTTGCGATCCTGAGTTGTTTTGGCCGTGATACCCGCGTGTTGACTAGTAACGGAGTCAAGGCTATAGTGGATGTTTCTTTAGCTGACCTTTTATGGGATGGTGTCGAATGGGTGAAACATCAGGGCTTGATAGCGCGGGGGCAACGCTCGACTTTATTGGTGGCGGGCGTCAATGTGACGCCGGAACACCAGTTCTTGACGCCTTGCGGGTGGGTCGCGGCATCGAAACTCGGTTCAAACGAAAGTACCCTTTACCAAGCGTTGGTGATAGGTTCGGAGAACTTACCATCACCGGCTTTGAGCGCGGCACATCCGGCGCTTGCCCAGCGGTCATGGCCCGCGCCCAATGTTCTTGCGGCGCCCCTTCGCATCTGGTCCACCTTTACAACTTACGCAAAGGTGCGTCTACGCGGTGTAACGTTTGCGCCAAGAAACAGTCCGGGCATTGGACAAAAAAGTATTGGGGCTACGCTGACATTTGCCCAGATGATTCGCATCGCCGCCGATTGCTGGGTCGGATATCTGCGTGCATCAACCGGTGCCACAACGTCAACGATTCAGGATTTCGGCATTACGGCGGCAGAGGCATCCATGTCTTTGAGCCTTGGAAAACAGACCGCCGCGCTTTCTTGGCCTATGTCATCGCCTTGGATGGCTGGGACACCCCGCGTCTGGAATTGGACCGGATTGATGTCGATGGCGGCTATGCGCCAGGCAATCTTCGGTTTATCACTCGGGCAGAAAACATGCTCAACAAGCGGCAAGTCGGGGCCATGCAAAGCCGAATCTTTGAGCTTGAGGCCCGTGTTCGATATCTTGAACAGCGGGCCGAGGGCGCGGTTCACGATTCTGTCGGATAGCGGTCCGCTGATTGCTCACAACTGCGGCTACGGTGGCAGTGTGGGCGCCTTTGCCGCGATGGGCCGCAACTACGGCGTCCACCTGCCCGAGGCCGCTGCCAAGCGCACGGTGGACGCTTGGCGGCGCGCCAACCAGTGGGCCGTGCGGTACTGGCAGGCGCTGGAGTCGGCCTACATGCGCGCCATGCGCAACCCGAATCAAGAGTTCGTCGCTGGGCGCGTCACTTACCTGTTTGACGGCGTCCATCTGTGGTACGCGCTGCCCAGCGGCAGGGTACTATGCTACCCCTATGCGCGCTTCGAACCGGATGGTGTGTCCTATGCCAAGTGCGCTTGGAAACCCGCGCAAAACGCAACTGAGTGGCCCCGAGCGCGGCTCTGGAGCGGTCTGGCGGCAGAGAACGTCTGTCAGGCAGTGGCCAACGATCTGCTGCGGCACTCGCTGCGCCAGGTCGAGGATGTTGTGTTGACTGTCCACGATGAGATCGTTATCGAGACCGCTTCGCCTGACGTAGATGCGCTGCGCCAGGTGATGTGTACCCCGCCCGCTTGGGCGTCTGGCCTGCCGCTAGCGGTCGACATCAAAGTGATGGCGCGCTACGGCAAGCCCTAAAAAAAAGGGCGCCGTGCAAGGCGCCCTAAAAGGAGTTTTCTACGTGCTGAACTATATCGCATCTTTGGCAGTTGAGGGTGAAACTGCGTTGGTGGTGAAACAAAAAGACAACACTTGGCCGGCATATTTACCGGAAAAATGGCGCGGCGAGGCGTCGTGGTACTGCAATACCGGTAGTTTCATAGTGTCGAGATTCGTCGACGGTCGAGTGTCGGCATCTGCGTCTAACTGCACGCATTGTCTGGCGATGATGCTGGACGATATTGGCACCAAGAGCAAGACGCCGCCGCTGCCGCCGACATGGATCATGGAAACGTCGCCGGGTAACTATCAGTATGGTTATGCGTTCAACGAACAACCAACGGTCGGCGAGTTTTCAGCCGCCATCAAGGCCATCGCTGCCGCCGGCTACACCGATCCAGGCGCCTGCAACCCGGTGCGCAATTTCAGACTGCCAGGCTCGATCAACCAGAAGAACGGGTTTATTTCGCGACTCGTTGAGTTCACCCCCGACCGCGAGTACAGCGTGGGCGATATCTGCGCCGCGCTGGGCGTCACGCCAGGCGTGGCCGATACCGCCACGATGCGCCCGGTCGGCCTCGCAGATGATGGCGATGATGACGTGCTGGCGTGGATTGCCGAGCGTGGCGACCTGTTGGAGAACGCCAACGGCGAGGGCTGGTGCGGCGTCGTTTGCCCCAACGCGGAGCAACACACGGATGGCAACGCGATGGGCCGCTACAGGCCCGTCAGCCGCGCCTATACGTGCTTCCATGGCCACTGCGTCGATGAGTGGAACAGCGCCCGGTACTTGACATGGGTCGCCGAGCAGGGCGGGCCTGACCACCAGCATGGCCTGCGCGACGAACTGCTAGCTGTTGTGATGGCTGGCGCGTTGGGCAAGATATCGCCGACGACTGCATTCCCCGATGAGACGGTCGAGATTATCCGCGAGGTCAACCGCAAAGAGATGGGCCGACTTGAGAAGGCCGAATGGTATGAGCGCTTCGCTTATATTATGAGCGACGATGCGTATTTCGACATGATGGAACGCCGCGAGATTATGCGCAAATCGTTTAACGCGGTGTTCGCGCATATACCGTGCAAGTCGATTCATGGTGAAGGAAAGACGAAAGTAGCCGCCAGCGTTTGCTACGATGAGAACCGTCAGGCCAAGGGCGCCCGCACGCTGCAAGGCGTGACTTACGCCGCCGGCGAGTCGGTCCTTGCAACGATGGATGGCGCCGTTTTTGGCAACCGTTGGCGCGACGCTAGGCCGGCAACAACGGTTGGCGATGCGTCCCGCTGGCTTGAGCATGTCGAGCGCCTTATACCCGAGCAGTTTGAGCGCGAGCATGTGCTCGACGTGCTTGCGTATAAGCTGCAGCACGCGGATAAAAAAATCAACCACGCCGTGCTGCATGGCGGGTTGCCAGGGTCAGGCAAAGACACGCTCTACGCGCCGTTTTTGTGGGCTATCGGTCGGTCGAACGTATCCATTGTCAAGAACGAAGAATTGTCGTCGTCGTGGGGGTACGCGTTGGAAGCCGAGGTCATGGTTATCAACGAGCTCAGACAAGCGGAAGCAAGGGATAGACGGGCGATGGAAAACGTCCTCAAGCCCATCATTGCAGCGCCGCCTGAATACCTGCCCGTCAACCGCAAAGGGTTGCACCCCTATAACGCCTTGAACCGCATATGGGTCTTGTGCTTTTCGAACGAGCGCGCCGCCATATCCATCCCCAGCAACGACCGCCGGTGGTTTTGTGTGTGGTCCGACGCGCCCCGCATGACCGACGCCGAAGGCGCGTCGATGTGGGCATGGTACGAACGCGGCGGCAACGCCATCGTTGCCGGGTATCTGGCGTCGCGTGACGTGTCGGCGTTCCTGCCAGGCGCGTCGCCACCAATGACCGAGGCGAAGGCCATCATGGTCGAACGCGGTCGCAGCGCGCACGAAGAATACCTGCAATTGCTCATCGAGGCGCGTCAAGACGTGTTCGCGCCGGGAGTGCTGGCCGGCCCGTGGCATGCCATCTGCGATGCGCTGACGCAACCGGGGCAGCATCGGATTCACCCCAGCGCGCTTATGCACGCCCTGAACGAAGCCGGGTGGCAGGACATGGGGCGCGTGCATTCGCGGGAGCACGCCACCAAGCGGCAGATATTCGTCGCCGCCGACATGGCCGCGAAATACACCAAGTCCCAGCTACGCGATATGGTAGAGGCGCCAGCGGCGCCTACGGTGTTGCGAGCGGTCTAAAGGTCTAGCAGGGCCGCTAGCAGTAAGGCTAGCAGGCCGACAAGCAACGCGGTTACCATTGGGCCGCCATAGCATCCGCTATGCCTTGGAAGGTGGCCGAGCGGATCTTCCATCGGTCGGCGCTGGGCGGCAGGTTGTACCATGTCGGCAGGCTCTTCCCGCTCTTTGTGACATGCCGCGCCCCTTTGCCGACAATGTCCGTCGGCACCAATGGCGGCAACCCTTTGAGCCACAGGCAGGTGGTCTTGGTGGCCTCATGGCCGAACTGCCACGGTTGGATTATCTGATCGGGCTTGCGTATCTTGGTGCTGATGATCGATACCGGGTTTTCTACGCATATGCGTGGTATCGGCGCATCCATGAGCATGCGAACGAACGCCAGCGCGGCCGCCTGCCGACCGTCTGCCTGTTTGGCTGCGAAATGCTTGGCGCCAGACACGGCTAGGTGCGTGCATGGTGGATGCGCGATCATCAGGCCCCAGTCGTCGCGCAGAATGTCGACGATATCCCCCTGATAGTGCGGCCCAGGGCGGTCGGACGGTAATAGGTCGCATGACATAGCGTCATGCCCCTGCGCGATGAACGCATCGCGTACCGTTCCCGAGTACTCGCACGCGATCAGTACCCGCATGGCACGCGTGTCCAGTCGGGCCGCGTACCCTCGTAATACTCGCCGTTCGCGTCCAGCTCATCGTTCCACACGTGGGCATACGTGTAGGCCTCAGCCGTTCGACCACTGAGCCAGTCCGTCGTCGATAGCTGGAACTGATAACCATCTTCGGGTTTGTTGGTGGCGTAGATATTCATACGATTCCTGATAGAGTTTGAATAATGTCGCGGCGGGTCGAGCGGGTCGGCAGCCATGCGCCACGGGTCAACACGTAGGCGCCCGACATGAGGCGCCATTGTTGCCACCGGATGCG